AGGCCAGGGAGCGGGAGCAGAAACTGAAACTACGGATCGAGGGGAACTGCACCGCGATCCGGACGGGCCTCAACACGGCGCTGACCCCGGTGCATGAGTTGGCCGTGCCACAGCTCGCCGAGCAGATGGATGAACTGGTGAGCGCCTGGGCGGAATTGCAGGCGACCATGAGCGAGATCGCAAGGCTTACGCGGGAGCTGGCCTGATGGCTGCCAAGGGCGACAAGGCGCGGCTCTACGACGTGGCCTTCCGCATGTACACGGCGGACGGCAAGAGCCTCACCGAGATCGAGGCCGCCCTGGGGGTGAGCCGCCAGACCCTCTCCGCCTGGAAGGCGGATACCCTTCGGCCGGACCAGGACATGGACGATTGGGATCTGGCCCGCCGTCAGAAGCGGAGCAACGTGGCCCGGCTGCGGGCCTTGTTCGACCGGGAGCTGACCGCCCTGGAGGAAGCCCAACCCGGCACCCTGGCCGGCGGCAGCCTGGACGGGATCACTAAGCTGGGCACCCTGGTCCAGCGTTGGGAGGCGGCCGAGGTCGCCGGCGCCGGCATCGACCGCCCGGCCCTGTTCCTGGAAAATCTGCAATGGCTGGCCGCCTGGCTGCGGGAGCACGATCCCGAGGGCCTCAAGGTGCTGGCCAACAACTTCGACGCCCTGACCCTGGCCTTCAAGATGGAGTGCCTCAACACCGGAGCGGCCAATGGCGGCAATGCGTAAAAAGCCGGTCCTCAGCGAGGGCCAATACGACAAGCAGGTTGCCGAGCTGCGCCGCTGGGTGGCTGAGTCGGTATCGCCCTTTGCCGACGACACCCCGGAGCGGAAGCGGGAGCGCATCGAGCGCAGCCGCCGTGACAAGCTCTTCTTCATGGCCACCTACCTTCCCCACTACTTCACCACGGCCTTCGGCGATTTCCACCGGGAGTGGGCACGGATCGCCGACCTTAAAGACTGCTTCGCCCTAGTGGGCGCGCCGCGCGAGCATGCCAAGTCCACCTTCTTCACCTTCGGCGATCCGTTGCACGTGATCTGCCATGGCCTGATCAAATTCGGCTTGATCGTCTCGGGCACTCACGAGCAGGCCCAGGGCTTCACGGTAGCGATCAAGGTGGAACTGGAAGAGAACCCCCGGCTGCGCCACGACTTCGGCGATCTCAGAACTAAGAGCTGGAGCGACGACGACTTCCGGACCAAGAACGGCATCTGGCTGCTGGCGCGTGGCCGCAAGGACAAGGTGCGCGGCCTCAAGAACGGCCCGCACCGGCCGGACTACGTGCGCTTCGACGACATGGAAAACGACGAGAACGTCGAGAACCCGCGCCTGGTCAAACGGCTGATCTCCTGGATTCGCGGCACAGTGCTCGGCTCCATGGGCAAGGGCTACAAGGCCCTGATGGTGGGCAACCTCTTCCATCCGCGCTCGGCCATCTCGCAGTTGATCGCGATCACCGACGAGGAGAGCGGTGCACCGCTCTACTTCTCCAAGGTCTACGACGCCATCCTGGACGAAGGCACTCCCAACGAGCGGCCTCTCTGGCCTGCCAACTGGCCCATGGAACGGCTGCTGGCCAAGAAGCGCGACATGGGCAGCTTCGACTTCAACCGCGAGATGCGCAACAAGGTGGCGGTGGAGGACAGCCCCTTCCCGGAGGAACAGGCCAGGAGCTACGAACGCATCCACCTGGTCGAGCGCAAGCTGCTGGTGGCCACGGCGGTCGATCCCTCGGCCAAGGCCGGCGAGAACAACGATTTCCGGGCCGTGGTCACCTTCGGCCTCGATCTCGGCGAGATGGTTTTCTACTGCCTTCATGCCTGGATCAAGAAGCGGAGCGTCGGCGAGATGTTCGCCGCTGCCTATGCCCAGCACGACCAGTACGGCAGCGCGCAGGCCTTTATCGAAGAGAACATGCTCAAGGACTTCTTGCACGAGGCGATCCAGAATTACGCCAAACAGGCGGGCCGTTACCTGCCCTGGGCACCGGTGCAGCACAACACCAACAAGGAAGGCCGCATCGTCGGCACCTGCGCCTATCTGTGGGAATACGGCAAGATTAGCTTCGAGCGCGGCCACTCCGACCAGGACCGCCTGCGGGAGCAGTTCATCTACCTCCTCACCCCCTCGGTCAACGACGACGGCCCGGACGCGGCCGAGATGGCGATCAGCGGCTTGCAGGCCGGGGGGTTCGTGCCGCGGATACAGTCCGCCGGCCAAGCACGGCGTGCGAGCGGGTTTGGTGATTTCTCTGGCATTGCCGGCCGGCGTGACACTGCGGGGTACATGTAAATGGCATCCGAAGATCTGCGCAAAGAGATCGCCACCATTGGCAAAGACCCGTGGGTCATCACCTTTGGCGGCGTGCTGCGCAACCAGGACGATACCCTGCTCACCAGGGGCGGCGGCAAGGGGCTCAAGATCTACGACGAGATCGAGCGGGACTGCCACGCCTTTGCGGTGCTGCAAAAACGCAAACTGGCGGTGATCGCCCGCGAATGGCAGGTTGTGCCCGCCTCTGACAGCACCCTGGATAAGCAGGCCGCCGATTTGGTCAAGCGGCAGCTCGGCAACCTCAAGTTCGACCAGGTCTGCCTGAAGCTGCTGGACGCCACCCTCAAGGGCTACAGCGTGGGCGAGGTCATCTGGGAGACCGATGGCTCGGAGATCGTGGCCAGCCGGGTCAAGGTGAAGCCGCAGCGCCGCTTTGTCTTCGACGAGAATCAGGAGCCCCGCCTGTTGACCCAGGCCGATCTGATTACCGGCGAGCCGCTGCCGCCGCGCAAGTTCATCGTCCACCGCTACGGCGAGAAGGATGATGACAACCCCTACGGCCTGGGCCTCGGCCACAAGCTCTTCTGGCCTGTCCTGTTCAAACGCCAGGACATCACCTTCTGGCTCACCTTCGTGGATAAATTCGCCTCGCCCACGGCCGTGGGCGAATACCCTGCCGGCACCAGCGACGCGGACCAGAAGAAGCTGCTGGCCGCGCTCTCGTCCATTGCCTCCGAGGCGGGGATTGCCATACCCCAAGGGATGCTGGTCCGCTTCCTGGAGGCGGCCAGGTCCGGTTCCATCGACACCTACGAACGGCTTGCCCGCTACATGGACGAACAGATCAGCGAATGCGTGCTGGGCGAAACCCTCTCCACCAACGTCGGCACCGTGGGCAGCAAGGCCGCCTCCCAGACCCACAACGAGGTGCGCACGGAGCTGAGCAAGGCTGACGGGGATCTGCTCTCCGATACCCTCAACGAGACCCTGGTCCGCTGGATCGTGGAGCTGAACCTGCCGGGCGCCGGCCTGCCCAAGGTGTGGCGCGACTTTACCGAGGCCGACGATCTCAAGCTCCGCTCCGAGCGGGATAAAAACCTGACCGAGATGGGCTTTGAACCGGATGAGCAGTACATCAGCGACACCTACGGCGGCAAGTGGGTGAAAAAACAGGCCGCGTCCCCGTCTTTATCGCCAGTGGCGGCGGCGCAGTTCGCCGAGCCCGGCCGGCCTGGTTTTACCAGCGACCAGCAGGCTATCGAGGGGCTGGCGGATGCCGCTCTGGTCGAGGCCGATCTCTCCGGCAACGAGGCGAAACTGCTGGCCGCCATCCAGGGCGCGACCAGCTACGAGGATGCCATGGAGAAACTGCTGGCCCTCTGGCCGGAACTGACCATGGACGATATGGCGGCGGCGTTGGAGCCGGCCCTGCTCAGCGCCGGGCTGTTCGGACAATACCGGGCCGGCAAGGACACGGGTAATGACTGAACTTGAACTCAAACCGTTGCCCATGGCCGAAGCGCAAACCTTCTGGCGCGACAAGGTGCTGCTCGGCCCCGGCCAGTTCAATCGCCTGGCCGCCGAGGCCAAGCTCAAGGCATTCGCCATCTCGGGCATTGCCAAGGGTGACGAGCTGACCACGGTGTACAACGCCATCGGCAAGGCCATCGACCAGGGCATCACCTTCGAGCAGTTCAAGGCCGAGTGCGGCGACATCTTCGAGCGCCGTGGCTGGACCGGCAAGCGGGCCTGGCGGGTGGACAACATCTTTCGCACCAACATTCAGACCGCTTACAACGTGGGCCGCTACCAGCAGCTCGCCGGCATGACCGATGCCTTTCCCTTCTGGAAGTACAGCGCGGTCAATGATTCCCGCACCAGGCCCACTCACCTGGCCATGAACGGCAAGGTCTATCCGGCCGGCCACCCTTTCTGGGATACCTGGTATCCGCCCAACGGGTACCGCTGCCGCTGCTCGGTGATCCCGCTTACCGCCAGCCAGGTGAAGAGCCGTGGTCTCACGGTGGAGACCGACATCCCGGAGCTGATCGAGCCCATTGATCCGCTCACCGGCAACAAGATGCCGGCCATGCAGCTCATGCCCGATCCAGGCTTTGCCTACCATCCTGGGAAGACGGCATGGGGCGGAATGATGGAGGCGAGCACCCGCGGCGTGTTCCGTGACCTGCCTCATCTCCATGGCCCGGCCGACTTCCGGCGCCGGGCGCTTGAGAACGTGCGGCCGGCCGACCTCCCGGATTTGACCGAGGAGATGCTTTTGCCGGCCGGCCAAGGCGCTGCTTTCTATCAGGCTGAGTTCCTGCGGCGCTATGGCGAGGAGCAGGTGCTGCGCGACGCGGCCGGCGAACCGGTGATCCTCTCCTTGCGGTCATTTTTGGCGGACAAGACACCGGGCGCGGAGCCGGCCTGGAAATTCGAGAAGCCGGGCCACGGCGAGACGATACCGCTGCTGGCTGATCTGATCGACCAACCGTTCGAGATATGGCTCACGCCACAGCGGGATGAGCAGACCGGCCGGGTGCGGTTGGCCAAACGTTATGTCGGGCTCTGGAAGACGGAAGACAAAGCGCGGGTCGGCGGGCTCGCGGTTTTCGAGGTGGCTGACGGAGTGTTCCAGGGGGTGACGGCCTTTGCGCCGCTGAGAAAAGGAAAGCCCGACCTCCGCTACCTGGAGCAGCAGCGGCGCGGGCTTCTGTTGTTCGGACGGTGACCTGGCTGGCTCACGGCCAGGCTCACAGACGCCCGTTTGGCGGGGTGGCCCCCCTTGGCGCCCATGATCCGAACATGAGGGAATTTACCATGACGGCGGGGCGAAAGTCAAATCGAGGCGGAAACGGCCCTAGGATTGAAAAACGGCACTATGGCGACCCGAGGCATGACGAGGGGGGCAATCGTCAAGTCTGGGCAGTTATAAACGGTTTATGGGCGGGGTTTCACTGATGAGCGGTATCAGCATCGTCACCATCGATAAAGGGGCGGCATCCTTCGTGGCCGGTTTCGTTGCCCGAGCCGGCGATCTGAAACCGCTGCATGGCCGCATTGCCATGCTGATGGAAGCGAGCATCCGCGAGAACTTCGAGGCCGGCGGCCGGCCCACCAAGTGGAAGGTGAGCCGGCGGGCCAGGGCGCAGCGCGGCCAGACTTTGCGGGACACCAACCGGCTGATGAACTCCATCAACGGCAGGGGGGATGCGGATAAGGCCGTGGCGGGTACCAGCGATATCCGTGCTCGGGTTCTCCATTTCGGTGCCCGGCGCGGCCAGTTCGGCACGGTCCAGGCAGCGGTGAAGGCCCATATCCGAACCATGCGGGGCAAGGAACAGAAGGTGCGGGCACACACCAGGGCGCAGCCGTTGCCCTGGGGCAATATCCCGGCCCGCGAGTTCGTGCTGTTGCAGCGGGACGATCTGACAGAAATCAAGAACATGGTGGGGGCCTACCTCACCGGGAGGAGCGCATGAGCACGAAGATGGAGATATTCAAACCCGGAAAACACACGGCTATGAACGGCCGGACCCTGGACTTCACCGAGGCGGATATGAAGGCCACGGTGGCGGCCTATGACCCGGCGAAATTCCAGGCGCCGCTGGTCATCGGTCACCCGACCATGGATGCCCCGGCATACGGCTGGGTCGATTCCCTGTCGTATGCGGAGCAGACCATGCTCGCCGATCCCATCGACGTGGATGCGGCCTTCGCCGAGATGGTCAACTCCGGCCGCTTCAAGAAAGTGAGCGCCAGCTTCTATCTGCCGGACGCTCCCAATAACCCGGTGCCGGGCGTGTACTACCTGCGGCACGTCGGTTTCCTCGGCGCTCAGGCCCCGGCGGTGAAGGGGTTGAGGCCGGTCTCGTTCGCCGCCTCCGAGGAAGGGGTGGTCGAGTTCGGCGATTGGGCCGACCGGGTCGAGGCCGGGCTTTTCCGTAAACTGCGCGAATGGATCATTAGCAAATTCGGCGTGGAAGAGGCCGACAAGGCGCTTCCGGGCTGGGACGTTGACGTTGTCCAGACCGAGGCGGCAAAGCCCGATCCGGACACCGAGGCAGGCGTCGCGCCAGCGTACGCCGAAGGGCAACACCATAACAAGGAGGATCGGAACATGCCGACACAGGAAGAGCTGGCCGCCAAGGAAGCGGCGCTGAAACAGCAGGAAGCCTCGTTCGCCGAGCGCGAGACGAAACTGCGGGAGGGGGAAAGAAAGGCTTTGCATCAGGAGCACCTGGTCTTTGCCGAGGGCTTGGTGAAGGAAGGCAAGCTGCTGCCGGCCAAGAAGGAACAGGCAGTGGCGCTGCTCGATTTCGCCGCCGGCATCGAAGGCGGGCAGGTGATCGAGTTCGGCGAGGGGGACGGTAAGAAGAGCCTGCCCGTCGCCGAGTTGTTCAAGGATTTTTTGACCGACCAGCCCAAGATCGTGGAGTTCGGCGAGGTGGCGAAGCCGGGAGGTGAAGGCGCCACCGCCGAGTTCGCCGCGGCCCCCGGCTTTGCCGTCGATGCGGCCGGGCTGGAACTGCACAACAAGGCTCTCGCCTATCAGGCAGGCCATCCCGGCGTTGAGTACCTGGCCGCGGTGAAGGCCGTATCGTAACACCATCAATCAACCGTAAGGAGTAACCATCATGAGCAAACAGTCATTGTCCCTTTACTCGCTGGCGCTGGCCGCCAGCGGTGCCATTGCCGAGGCGCGGTTCGTCACGCCTGCCGGCGCCCAGGCCGGAGCCGGCGTCAACACCCTGGGGGTCAGCCAGTTCGAAGCGGCCGACACCGAGACGGTAACGGTGAGCGTGATTGGCACCGCCATCGTCGAGACCGGCGGCGCCGTAGCTGCCGGTGGGTTGGTCGAATCCGACGCCAGCGGTCGGGCGATTGCCAAGGCGACCGGTGTCGCCGCTGCCCGTGCATTGCCGGGCCAGTCCTCGGCCGGCGCCGGCGAGTTCATCGAAGTGCTGTTGATCGCCAACTGAATATGAACCTGATCATCTGATCACAATGGAGGAATGACCATGAAACCATCCGCTGCACGGGTAATCAACCCGATCCTTACCACCCACGTCCAGGGATACCGCCAGCCCGATCTGGTGGGCGATGCCCTGTTTCCGACCGTGCCGGTAGAGGTCTCCGGCGGCCAGGTGCTGGAGTTCGGCAAGGAGGCGTTCATGAAGTACGCCACCCGCCGCGCGCCTGGCTCCGGCACCAAGCGCATTGCCTTCGGCTACCTGGGCAAGCCCTACGCATTGCTCAACGAGGCACTGGAGGCCCCGGTGCCGCGCGAGTACCTGCGCGACGCCAATCTGGTGCCCGGCATCGATCTGGCCACCCGCGCCACCAACCTGGTGATGAAGGTGCTGCTCCGCGCCAAGGAGGAGGAACAGGCGGCGCTGGCCCTGAATGCGGCCAACTATGACGCCAACCACAAGATCGCCCTGGCCGGTACCGACAAGTGGAGCGACCCTGCCTCGGACCCGATCTCTCAGGTCGAGGACTACAAGGAGGCGGTGCGCGCCTCGACCGGCGTCTACCCCAACACCTTGCTGCTTTCGGCCCAGGCCTTCCGCGCTATGAAGACCAACCCGAAGATCAAGGAGCAGTTCAAGTACACCACCCCGGACGCGATCACCGCCGATATGCTCAAGGCCCTGTTCGAGCTGGATCGGGTTGCGGTCGGCAAGGGGGTCAACGCCACCGATGCCGGCGTCTTCTCCGACATCTGGGGCAACAACGCCGTGCTGGCCTACGTGCCGCTCACGCCGTCCGGTCTTGAGGAGCCCTCCTTCGGTTATACCTACACCATGACCGGGCACCCCCTGGTGGAGGAGCCCTACTACGACAACAACGCCAAGAGCTGGGTCTACGGCGTGGGCTATGAGCGGGTGCCGGTGCTCACCGGTATCACCGCCGGCTTCCTGATCCAGACCCCGAAGTAATCGCCGGCCTCGGTCGGTAGAACGCAAGGAGAACGCTATGCCGAAATACACAGTGAAGGAACCGTTGCGGTTCAACGGGGAACCCTATGCCCCCGGCGCTACCGTGGAGATGGCCGCCAAACAGGCGGAGGAACTGATCGCCATCGGGGCGCTTGGGGCCGGGGTTGCGGCCGAGGAGCCGAAGCCCGCCACCAAGCCCAACGCTGCCGACTCGATCACCCTGGCAAAGGCCGCCGAGACGACTGAGGCCCTGGATGAGCTGGCCAAGGATGAACAGCGCACAACCGTGCTCGCTGCCATCGAGGCCCGGCGCAAGGAGTTGGAGGCATAAGCCATGTACGCCACCAAGGCGGACATCATGGAGCAGTTGCCCGAGGCGGAGCTGATTGGGCTCACCGACGATGCCGGCGTCGGCGCGGTGGATGATGCGATAGTTGACCGCAGCATTGCCGACGCCGACGCCACCGTCGATGCCTATTGTCAGGACCGCTACCCGGTGCCGTTTGCATCGGTGCCGGCCATCATCCGTAGCATCTCCGTGGACCTGGCCATCTACAACCTGTACAGCAGGCGGGCGGTGGCCGAGGTTCCGGAGGTTCGCAAGGACCGGCGCAAGGATGCCCTTCGTTTTCTGGAGAAGGTGGCCGAGGGCAAAATCAAGCTCGGGGCAACTGACCAGACGCCTGTCGCCAGCGGTAACTCGGTTGCGGTCGTGGCGCCGGACCGCGTTTTCACCCGCGAGTCCCTGGAGGATTACTAGCCCATGGCCAACTACCTCATCGAGCAGATCGAGGATGCCATCATTGCCACCCTGGAGCCGCTCAAGGCGTCCCTCGGGGTGCGGGAGATCAAGAGCTACCAAGGCGAGCTGGAGGAAGACGACCTCAAAAAGATGGCCGGCAAGTTCCCTGCCATCTATGTGGTTTACGGTGGCTCGGGCTACACGGCCCACGGAGCAAGGAAGCTGGAAAAGCCGGGCTTCGAACTCTTCGTCTGCGACAAGAGTCTGCGTGGTGAGGAGGAGGCCCGGCGCGGTGGCGCTGGCAACCCCGGCACCTATCGAATGCTCCGGGAGTGCCGTGATCTGCTCGCCGGCAAGAATCTCGGCCTGGACGATCTGACCCCGTTCGAGATCAAACACGACACCCCGGTCTGGTTCGGCGGCGGAATATCGATCTACGCCCAGGGGTATGAGGTGGGCCAAGCCCACCTTTATCCATCCTTATAAAGGAGACGCATTATGCCAACAGCGACCTACACCGGCGGCGAGGACTTTTCCGAACCAATCGATCTCGGCCAGGCCCGCAGCCTGGTCTTCCCGCGCGGCCAGGCGGTGCCGGTTCCCGACGAGGTGGCCCAGGTGCTCGTTAAAAAACATGCCGCCGCCTTCGCCGTGCTTGATGATGCCGGCCAGCCGGTCGAACCATCCGTCCCAGTTGAGGCGGGAGAGGGCGCGGTGGCGGCGAAAAAGGGCAAGACCGGCAGCAAGTAACCATAACGGACAGGCGAGAGCCGTCCACGGAGGAACACGCCCATGTTACGCACAAGAAACACCCAGGTGGCGCTCAAGGTCGAGGCGGTGGAGGGCACCAAGGAAGCCTTGGCAGCAGCCGATGCCATCCTGGCCGCGAATGCCAAGTTCTCGCCGGCTGTGGGAATGCACAAGCGCGACAACTATACCGGCAGTTTGTCGCCAGGCCCGAATCAGCCCGGAGCAAGAAACGCCACCATCTCCTTCGACGTGGAGCTGCGCGGCGCCGCTGCCGCCGGCACCGCGCCGGACTATTCCGCCGCCCTGCGTGCCTGCGGGATCGCGGAAACCATCGTGGCATTGACCTCGGTAACCTACAAGCCCACCTCGGCCACGATTCCCAGCGCCACGGTGGCCATCTACGAGGATGGCAAGGTCAAGCGGATATGGGGAGCGCGCGGCACCGCCACCATCAAGTATCAGGTGGGCGCGCCGGCCGTTATCAGCTTTACCTTCACTGGCGCGGATTGGGAGGTGGTGGATGGCGCCCTGCTCGCCGGAGTCGCCTACCCGTCCATCGTGCCGCCGGTCTTCATGGGGGTGGTGTTTTCCATCGGCGGCTATTCCGCGGTGATCAACGCCATGGACCATGATTTCGGCAATACCGTGGCCCTGCGCAAGTCCGCCGCGGCAGACAGCGGCCACCTCAGCGCCATGATTACCGGCCGCGCATCGACACTCAAGATCGACCCGGAGGAGGTTTTGAACGCCACCCAGGATTTCTTCGGTATCTGGCGTGGCGGCACGCTGGTGGCTTTGTCCGCCAGCATGGGGAGCGCGGCCGGCAACCGTATCGCCGTTTCCGCTCCCAAGGTGCAGTACCAGTCCGTCGAGCCCGGCGACCGGGACGGCCTCTCCACCCTGAATATCAACGCTCTCTTGAGTCGGGATGCCGGGGATGACGAGTGGCAGATACAAATCACCTGATGACGGGATCGCGGCCGGGAAATCGTTGCACGTAAACTCAGAAAATCGTGAGGAGAATAACCATGTTGGTGTTTGACCGGAAACGGCAGGAAGAGATCAAGGACGGCGTCTGGCGCGATTACGAGGGTGGGGTCGCATCCAAGATCAGGCCGATGAATCAGGAGGTCGCGCGTCGTATTCGCAAGGAGGCGCAGAAGAATGGCCGGTTCGATCAGGAGCTGCATGATCGGCTATTCTGGGATTACCTCATCGCCGACTGGAATGTCCAGGAAGCGGTAAAGGAAAACGGGGAGGTGGTGGGCACCAAGCCCATGCCCTGCACCGCGGAGAACAAGTTGCTGGTGGTGCGGGCATGGCAGGGATACCGCCTGTGGGTCGCCTCGTCCGCCGATTCCCTCGGCGAGGAGGCGGCTCAGGTCGCCGAGGCCGCACTGGGAAACTCAGGCGGTTCGCCCGCTGGCAGGCGAACCGACCACGAAGAGGAGACCAGTATCTCTCCTGCACCGGCTGCCGGGTAATCCGGGAGCTAGCGCCGGAGCGGGTGCCAACCTCTTGCGAGGCCTGCGGCCAGGTTGAGTTGCTGCCGGAGAATTACGAGGTATGGGGGTTGTACGCCACCTACCCCGGCCTCATCAGGCAGGGCCTGGACGGCACCTGGGTGGATTATCCCTCTGCCCTGCGGATCATAGACGAAGAAGCGTACCAGGAGCCGCTGACGATGCTCCGTAAACTGGAAGCGATACGCCAAGGACTATGCCAGAGAACAAGGTCCAGATAGTCGTCGAGGTTGACGCCAAAACCGGCCAGGCTGTTATCCGTCAGCTCGGTCAGGAGATGGACAACGCCGGCCACAAGGGCGCGGCCGGCTTCGGCCGGGCCTCGGCGGGCGCGGATCGTCTCCGCCAGAGCATGGCCCCGGTGGTGGGTTTGGCAACTCAACTGGTTGGTGGGCTGACCGCGGTCGGTGCGCTGATGATTGCGAAAGATGCCGCCTTGGCCGCTGCCCGGTACGAAACTCTGGGCGTGGCCATGAAAGTGGTGGGCAACAACGCCGGGTACACCGGCGCCGAGATGGCTGGCTTTGCCGCTGCATTGCAGCAAAACGGCATCGCCATGACCGAATCGCGGGAGACTTTGACCCGCATGGCACAGGCCCATATCGACCTCACCAAAGCATCTCAGCTTGCCCGTATTGCCCAGGATGCCGCGGTGATCGGCAACATCAACTCATCCGAGGCGTTCGAGCGGATGATCCATGGCGTCCAATCGGGCCAGATCGAAGTCCTGCGGACGATCGGCATCAATGTCAACTTCGAAAATTCGTATAAAAAGCTGGCCGCCCAGCTCGGCAAGACCAGCGAGGAGCTGACAGAGACCGAAAAGATGACCGCCCGCGTCAACGTGGTCATGGAGGCCGGCGCTGGTATTGCCGGCACTTACGAAGCGGCCATGACCACCGCCGGCAAACAGCTTCTTTCCGTGCAGCGGTACATCGATAACCTGGGGGTGACTGCCGGCTCAGTGTTTAACGATGTGCTGATCGTCGGCGTGGCAGGCTTTACTGCCGGCCTCAAGGAGGCCAATAGTGAGGCCTCGGCGTTGGCGGCGAACGGCACCCTGGCGGCCTGGGGAAAGGGGCTCACTTACACCTTCGCCATTCTGGCAGATACGGTGGCCATCCCGTTCAAGACGATCGCTTCCGGCGTGAATTATATCATGGCCGCCGGATTCGCCGTCGTAAAGTTCTCCGAGATGTACGGGAATGCTGCTGCACGCAATTTTGCCGCCGCCAAGCGGAACTGGCAAGAACTGAAAGGGATTGGTGCCACCCTGGTCGAGACAGAACAAGAGCGTTGGAAGAATGCCGGCGGCGATTTTACCACCTCCGCCAGCCAGATGTACGCCTCCCGAGTTGCCAACGCCGAGAAAGATGCGGCCGCCGCGGCCGCCGCCGAAAAAAAGAGGATGGCTGCCGGTGCGGCAGCCAGAGCCCAAGCCGAGGCGGACGAACGGGCCGCTGGCGCACTCAAAAAACAGCAAGGCGAAGCCAAAAAGGCAGCGGCCCAGGCTGCGAGTCTGGCCAAAGAGTGGGAAAAAGTAAAGCTGGAGTTGACCGACGAAACAGGTGCGGTGGCCCTCACCGGCCTCGATCACGCCTTGGCCGAGATCGACAAGAAGGCGGATCAGTTGCGCCGGAAATTCGGTAATCGGCCGGAGATCGACGAGTGGCAGGCCGCGGCCGAAAACGCAAAAATCCAGGCCAAGGTCCAGGAGGACTTGACCAAGGCCACCGAGGATTACCGCGAGGTGGCGCTGGCCTCCCTCTCCGAGCAGGATCGGGCGGTCGCCAAGGTAGTCTCCGAATACGACCACTACCGGCAGGTGGTGGTGGACTGGGGTGCCGCCGCGATTGCCGCCGGCAAGGATCAGGCCACCACCATGGATGAGGTGTACAACCGCCTCGATGCCCTCGACCGCGCCCAGGGCGAGGAGGTGCAGCATGCCAAGGACCAGGCCGGCGAGCTGACCGAGTTCCAGAAGCAGGCGTATCGCAACATGGAATCGGCTGGCGCCGATTTCTTCCACTCTCTCCGCACGGACTCTGACGATTGGCTGGACAACTGGGTGGATATGCTCGGCCGCATGGTGGACGAGTGGGCCTCGGCGCAGATGATGATGGGCCTCTTCGGCCAGGACTTCGGCAAGGGCGGTGCGCTTGGCGGCGTGGTCGGTGGACTGGTGAATGACTGGAATACCGCTGGCACCTGGCTTGGTGACCTACATATCGCCGCCGTTGCCCACTCGGGCTGGAATGTAGGGACAGAATCGGCGCCGGCCTATCGGGCCGTGAGCCCATCCCTCTTCGCCAACGCCCCTCGCTTCCACAACGGGCTGGCTCCGGACGAGTTCCCGGCAATTTTACAGGAGGGCGAGCGAGTATGGTCTGTTGACCAAGTTCGCCAAGCAAAAACGGCGGCATCATCTTCCACTTCCACTACCCCCGCCGCCAGCCCAGGGCCAATCAACGTCACCATCATCGCGGCGGATGCCCAGTCGATCACCGAGATGATGCGCCGCAATCCCCAGGCCGTGCTCGGCCCGCTCCGCGAGGCCCTGCGCGGCGGCGACCGGGGCCTGCGGGCTGACCTGCAACGGGTGATGTGATGACCGCCTTTCCTGATCTGCTCACCGGCGTCAGCCCCGTCAACCCGCTGGCCGAGTCCATCGTATTCCGCACCCTCTCTGCGGAATACGAGAACGGCGACATGGCCACCAAGCAGAAGTGGCTCTTCCCTCGCCGCGCGTTCGAGCTGAAATACAACTACATCGAGGTGGCCGAGGCCCGCTCTCTCTGGCAATTCTTCATGGGCCGCAAGGGCCGCCACCTGCCCTTCAACCTCTTTCTGCCTTTTGCCTCCAGCTATGTCGGCGAGTACATCGGCACCACCGATGGCACCACCACCATCTACAACCTGCCGAGCAAGCTGGCCAGCGGTTACACCATCTACCGGGCCCGGGTGGCGCTCACCGGCGGTGGGGTAGACTATACCTTCACCGCCACCGGCGGCGAGGATGGCGCCGACAAGATCACCCTCGCCGCTGCCGGGGCGGCAGGCCAACACCTCACCATGGATTTCTCGGGCCAGCTCAAGGTGCGCTGCAAGTTCGGCGAGGATACGATGAGCTTCGAGACCTTCTACAACCGGCTGGTCACCACCGGCCTCACCCTCAAGGGCCTGCTCAATGCTTAACTTTGACCCGGCCATCCAGGCGCAGTTCGCCTCCGGCGAGATCAGGGGCTTTACCCTGCTCCACCTGGTCATCGACGGCGTGGTCTTCGCCTTCACCGATTGCGATGTGCCGATTGCCTGGAACGGCAACCTCTACACCCCGCGCGGCTACAAGCTGGGCACGGTAAGCAGCTCCTCGGCCAGGATCGTCGATGCCGCCCCGCTCGCCATCGACAATCTGGACAATCTCCTGACCCAGCCCTTTGTCGGCGGCAACCCCCAGGGTTCGCCGGCCACCATCTACCAGGTGGCCATGGATGCCGACTACCAGCTCATCGGCACCTACCCCGACGACCACCTGGTGCTTTTCGACGGCGAGATCGACGACTGGCGGGCGCCCGAGGGCAATATCGAGATCACCATCACCAGCGACCTGGCGCAGTGGCACCAGCGCACCGCCAGGATGCAGTCCTCCTCCTGCTCCTGGCGGCAGTTCAAGGGGCCGGAGTGCACCTACAACGGCGCCGAAACTTGGTGCGACCGCTCCTATGCCCGCTGCGAGGCGCTGGGCAATGCCGCCAACTTCGGCGGCGAGCGGTGGCTGCCCTCCATCGAGGACGCCAACATCTGGTGGGGCCAGGCCCCGGAGGTGAGCTGATGAGCCTGGCGCGGATCACTGCCCGCTTCATCGGCCAGCCCTATCAGCTCGGGTTGGTGGACTGTTTCAGCGCGGTGCTCAACTATATCGAGGAGATGGGCTACACCATCCCGCCCGACTTCGAGGGGCAGACCAGGACAAGCTACGCCGCCCTGTTCGCCGACCACCCGGCCGAGGCCAAGGCGCTCATGGTCCGCTTCATCGACTCCCTGCTGCCGGAGGTGCAGCCGGCCTTTGCCTTTGCCGGCGACATCCTGCTGCTCCGCCTGGGCGACTCCCTGCCCTTTCTGGCCATCGACGGCGGCAACGGCACCATCATCGCCGCCTCGGAGTCCCGCGGTGTGGGGCTTTCTTCCCTCCGCAAATATACAGTCATGAGGGCGTGGCGATGCCGCAGGCAATCCCTTTAGCCGCGGCCATAGCCCTGGCCGCCGCCGAGACCACCGCGATGACCACCGCCCTGTGGATGGCTGGGGCCACCATCGTTTCCGGCCTGCTCCAGCAATCCATGGCGAAAAAGCCCTCCTCGGCGGGCAGCACCGTGGAGCAGGGCGGCTACAAGGTGGCCACCCGCTCCTCCCAGGAAGCGCACCGGATCGTCTACGGCACCTACAAGCTGGCCGGCAACGAGGTCTTTATCGAGGCCACCGGCAGCGACAACAAGGATTTGTGGCTGGTGCAGAACTTCGCCGAGGGCGAGGTCGAGGGCATCGTTTCCGTGGGCGGCGTGCCCCAGGTCTTTCTCGACGACCGGCTCTACGACACCTACGGCGGCAACGCCGCCGTCTGGTTCCACAACGGCAGCGCCACCCAGACCTACGACACCAGCCTCCACGCGGCCGTGCCGAAGTGGGACGACAACAAGCGCTACTGCGCCTACGGGGTCTTCAAGCTCACCTACAACCGGGACTACTTTTCGAGCAAGCCGCTCATCACCCTGCTGCTCAAGGGCCGCAAGCTCTACGATTTCCGCACCGGCCTCACCGCCTGGAGCGACAACCCGGTATTGGCCGCCTACGACTGGTTCACCAACACCCGCTACGGCCTGGGGGTGAATCCGGTCAAGATCGACCTCGCCTCCTGGACCAGCGCGGCGAACTATTGCGATGCCAAGGGGTGGCACCTCAACATGGTGATCGCCGACCGCTCCAACTCCTACGACACCATGGAGGACATCCTCCGCCACTTCCGGGGCGAGATTGTCTGGAGCGGCCGGGAATATGCCCTGCGGTATGCCGACCTCAACTACGAGTCGGTGGCCATGTCGCTCGGGGATGAGCACATCGTGCAAAACAGCGACGGCAAGGCCTCGCTGACCATCTCGCAGCCCTCCCGGTTCGGCAAGGCGGATGGCCTGCTGGTCAAGTTCGTGGACGTGGCCAAAGGCTACTCCCTGGACGATCTGCCGGTGGGTGACCAGGCCGGGGTGATCAACGACCTTTCCCTGCTCGGCTCGACCGACAAGGCCCACGTGGTGGAGATCGCCAGCTACTTCCTGGAACGGGCCAATCTCGACCGAACCATCAGCGGCGTGTTCCGCGACGATTGCGTTGCCCTGGAACCCCACGACCTGGTGGACCTCTCCTGCTCCGCCTTCGCCATCGCCAACCAGCTCATGCGGGTGCAGCAGCGCGACCGCCAGGAGGATGGCCAGGTGACCCTGGTGCTCTCATACGAGTCCGAAGACCTTTACAACCAGGTCATCGACATCACCCCCGAAAACGTCTACACCTGCACCCTGCCGGACCGCAACATCGAGCCGCCCGGCGTCGGCAACGTGCAGATCAGCGAGGAGAACTACGCTGTCCGCCTGCGCACCTTTACCCGGCTCAATGTCTCCTACCAGCTCCCGGCCGGCTACCCGTGGTTCGACCATGTGGAGGTGTGGCAGTCGCTCGATGGCGGCGCCACCTACACGCACCAGTTCAACGTCGCCGCCCCCGGCACCGGCTTCACCATCGACTCGGTGGAAGAGGGGAAGACCTACTATTTCCGGCTGATCACCGTCAGCATCCACGGCAAGCGCACGCCGGACCTCCAGGCCCCGGTGGCAAGCTATGCCGTGCAGGGCCGCGACGATGCGCCACAGTCGCTCGGTAGCCTGGAGGTGGCGGTTGGCGATACCTCGTCCGTCCGCTCCTATTCCGCGCCGGTGACCGACCCGGATGTGGACATCTACGAGTTCCGCCTCGGGGCAACGTGGAGCGGTGGGGTTTTTCTCGCGAGCATGAAGATGCCCAACCTGCCGCTGCCCGGCGTCAAGCCCGGCAACTTCACCATCTTCGCCAACACCAGGGCCAGCAACGGGCTCTATGGCGCGGTGCCGCGCTCGGTTTCCCTCTCCATCTCCGACCCGCCCGACCACTGGTCCGTGCTCGCCACCTCGTCCGGCGACTATGCCTCCGGCACCTTCGACAACGCCGAGCAGGTCTCCTATGCCGCCGAGAACTATCTCAAGTGTTCCCACACCGGCGGCGTGCTCACCGGCAGCTACAGATCGGCGGTGATCGACCGCGGGGCATCCGGCCGCTATCTCGCCTATGTCCTGGCAGAGGTGGCGGTGGCCGGCGAGGGCACCCAGTGGGATGATCTGTTGTCGGCCGGCGAGACCTGGGCCGCGGCCCTGGCGCCTGGGCAGAAATGGCGCGAGGTGTGGATGCTGGACGAGGCGCCCACGGTGAAGATGCGGTTGTGGTACGGCGACACCAACCCACCCACCAACGTGGTGGAGCGCATGGAAATCCTCTCCGCCATCGTGGAAGGGCAATACTACCAGGTGGAGATCGACATCACCGACCCGCTGGCCACCACCAATGCCCTGGTGGGTCCGTACACCCTGAAACTCTGCCAGTAGGAGACTGCCATGGCACAAGACTTTACCGATAACATCCCGGCCGCTGCCAACGATGGGCTGGATGACCTCGGCAAGATGCAGAAGAACTTCGCGGCGCTCAAGTCGCAGTTCTCCGGTGCCGGTGCCCCGCCCAACCCGGTGGCTGGCATGCCGTGGGTGGACCAGACCCGGCACATGTTCTGCGTCCGCAACGAGGCGAACACCGCGTGGCAAGATATTTTCGACATGGCCAACGGCATCCCGGCCGGCCAGCAGCCCGCCTTCCCCTCCGGCACCCGCCTGGCCTTTCAGCAGACCACCGCGCCGACCGGGTGGACCAAGGATACCGCGGCGGCCATCAACGACAGCATCCTCCGGCTGGTGACCGGTACCGTGGGTTCCGGCGGCTCCACCGCGTTTTCCAGCTTCAACGGCCAGAGCGCCACCGGGGCGACCACGTTGAGCACGGCGCAGATGCCGAGCCACAATCATCTGCACATGATCAATGGGGAAGTTGGTGGCTCTACCGCCGGATGGAGTCTGGCCCCCCGGTATGATTTAGTGTATCCGACTGCTATATCTACGAGTTCAGCCGGCGGCGGTGGCTCCCACACCCACCCGCTGACCCACTCCATCAAGTACTACGACTTCGTCATTGCGAGCAAAGACTGATGGCAAACACCAAGATCATCTGCCCCATGATGGGCACCGAGTGCGTGGAGGGCGGCGCGATCCGCAACAACGAGCTGGTGGCCTGCCGCTACTGGATATGCGTGCAGGGCAAGCACCCGCAAACCGGCGAGGTGGTGAACAACCACGACTGCGCCATTGCTTGGCTGCCGGTGCTGCTCATCGAGAACAGCAAGGTCAACCGGGAGACCGGCGCTGCGGTGGAGAGCCTGCGGAATGAGGAAGTCAAGATGGGCGGCAGCGTGATCGGCGCGCTGCTGGCGGTGGCGCAGGCCCAGCCGCAACTCGGCCGGCACGGCGCCGCGCTTCCGGCCATCGACATTACCAAGGAGGATTGATATGCGAATCACCATTATCCACGACGACGGCGTGGTGGGCGTGGACGGAGTATTCCGGCCCGTTGACCTCGCCACCCTGCCCGACAACATCCACGCGGTGCAGTTCGACACCGCCACCACCAGCGGGCACGTCGAGCACCGCAACCCGCAACGCAACCGGGCCATCGACCAGGCGGCGTGGGATATGGAGTTTGCCTGGTTTGTCGAGCTGTGGGAGCAGGCGGGGGCGTAGATGAAGGCCACTCTGCGGGAGGACATTGTCGTGAGCGTGGGCCGGGGCGAGGTGGAGATCGGCCCCTTGCCAGCCGGGGTGGGGGTGGAGCGGCTGCGCTGGGATGGTGGCCAGCTCGTGGACCTGGCCACCGTGGAGCTGATCCACGTCCGCCACCTGGGCGGCACCCACTTTGAGCTGCACGCGGTAGCGGTTGCCGGCTCCCAGCCGGTGGCCATGAGCTATCTCAACCGCCGCCACCTCACCGTGGCCGAGGGCATTATCCGCCTCAAGACCCAGGCGGAGATCGATGCCGAACAGGTGGCCGAGCACAACGGCCTGCTCAAGGCCAACCTCCGGCAGGCGTTGTGCCGCGGCATCGGCGACAGCGGCGACCAGGTGGCGGACATCAACAAGATGCTCTACCTGCTCGCCGAGGCCATCTGCGGCGACGCCACCGCCCTGGCCGCCCTGAACGAACTGCTCCCCGCCATGCGCGGCACCTACAGCATCTACATCAGCAAGGCCAAACTCGCCACCAACGCCACCGTGCTCAAGACCCTGGTGCCACCCTATTACGAGGCGAAGTTGTAGATGGAGGAACCAGATGGAATGGCCAGATAAGTGAGGTCGGGACGGGGGGGATAGCCCCTTCCCCGACCAGGAGGAATAAAAGGAGCGGCTGGAGTGGTGCGGTAACACCACCCCAGCCACCGAACCCACAGAGGCAGCCTGTGAGCCCAGCCAAGGCTCCTCACCGCGACGTCACGGCGGGGTGGAGCTTATCACATCAAACATGGTTTGAAAAGTGGAGGCTCACGTATCATGCCCAAACCCATAATCCCCTGGATCGGCGGCAAGCGAAAGCTGGCGTCGGCCATATTTCCGCTTTTCCCGGATCACCAGTGTTATGTGGAGCCGTTCTGCGGGGCGGCTGCCCTGTTTTTTCTCAAGCAACCGTCGCCGGTGGAAGTGCTGAACGATATCAACGGCGAGTTGGTCAACCTATACCGGGTGGTCAAGCACCATCTGGAGGAGCTGTATAAGCAGTTCAAGTGGACCCTGGCGAGTCGCAGTAACTGGGAGTGGCTCCAAGTCACCCCTGCCAAGACGCTCACGGATGTCCAGCGGGCGGCCCGTTTCCTGTACCTCCAAAAGCTCGCCTTTGGCGGTAAGGTGGACGGCCAGTGTTTCGGTACCGCCACGACCAGCCGGCCGAGATTCAACATCTTCACCCTGGAGGAAGACCTTCAGGAGGCCCACTTTCGCTTGGCTCGCACGACCATCGAGCATCTGCCCTGGCAAGAGGCGGTCTGCCGCTACGACCGGCCGCACACCCTCTTTTACTGCGATCCGCCTTATTGGCAGGTGGAGGGCTATGGTGTAGATTTCCCATGGGAAGAGTACGAGGCCCTGGCCAGGATGGCCAAGGAGATCGAGGGGCAGATGATCATCTCGATCAACGATCACCCCGACATTCGCGAGTTATTCAAGGGCTTGCCGGTGGTAGAGATCGACCACAAGTACACCGTGGCCGGCGGCGACTCGGCAACGAGCTGCGTTGAACTGGTATATGGGACGTGGCCAGGTGGTGTGCCAAGGCCAAGGGTTGTTCAGCAAGGTTTGTTTGACGGCACAGGCTCAAATGTGTTTTGATCTGGTCAAGACGATTTCGGCGACGAGTTTTCGCAATTTTCGCGCTCGGGTTTTCGCGCGCCGCTTCAAGAAAAGAACGCAGAGGCGCAAGGGCGCGGAGAATTTCCCGGCAAAAAACTTTGCGTCCTTGCGCCTTGGCGTTGTGCTTTTGTCTTTGGCTGACAGCTATCCCGTAGGAGCCGCTTCAGCGGCGATCGAAACGAGGCAGGATCGCGGCTCAAGCCGCTTCTGCTGGGGTGCGAGATGATCGCTGACGGCTGATTGCTACTCGCTATTTTTCCGCCGCATCAACTCGGAGAACAGCTCATACACCTCCCGGCGATGGCCCACGGCGTGAACTCGGATAGTCTCGCGTGGTGGCGGGTCAACCGTATAGATGATCCGATACCGTTTTGTTTTGAAGGCAAGAAAACCGGTCAGTTCTTCTTGGAGTTCCTTGCCGGCCGACGGTCTCCGCGCGATCTCGTTGAGGGCGGCCCGGATGAGTTTTTTGATGTCGGGAGAAAGGTGGGTCACCGCTTCCGCCACTGCCGGCGTCAGTAAGATACGGTGTCCTTTCATTCCGGCAGCACCGAGTCAACGTCCAGCCAGCGGCCATGGCGCGCGTCCTCGCGGGATTTGTTGAGTTGCGCCATGATCTCCGGGTCGGCCAGTATTTCGATGGTTTCGAGCAACCCCTCGAAGCGGGCCAGGCTGATGAGCACCGCCTCGGGCACGCCATTTTTGGTGATAGCGTACGTGTCATCCCGGTCATGGATGGCGCGGACCATATCCAGTAATTTGCTCTTGGCCTGGGTGATCGGGACAAAATGTTCGATGGTGGTCATGATGCGCTCCTCGTGGTTGTTGATATGGTCACAATAACAACCACTCCGGAAAAGGTCAAGAGACAGGGACAAGGTGAGCATGCGGTGATAAGCCATCAGCTTTCAGTTTCAGCGGACCCGCCGACCACTCTCTCTGTTCCCCTTCGCGTCTTTGCGCCTCTGCGTTCTTCTTTAGCTGATAGCTGTTAGCTGACCGCTGATAACCGTCTCGTAGGAGTCGCTTCAGCGGCGACCGAACCGAAGCAGGATCGCGGCTCAAGCCGCTCCTGCTGGGGTGCGTCCGAAGGCTGACAGCTATCTGCTCTCTACGCCGCGTGGCGGAAGTCCTTCACCTTGAGTTCCGCTGCTTTCTGTTGAGCATGCCAGAGGTCGTACTGCAACTGATGGTTGAGCCAGCTTTCCGGGCTGCCGCCAAAGGCTTTGGCCAAGCGGATGGCCATGACCGGGGTGACATTGGCGCGGCCGTTCAGCACGGCGGAGAGAGTTTTTCTGGTCACCCCAAGCCCCTTGGCTGCCTCGGTCACGGTCAATCCCAGCGGTTCGAGGCATGCCTCACGAATCAATTCGCCCGGATGTGGTGGGTCATGCATCAGCATAGTGTCTTCTCCTTTGGGTTAATGATAATCAAGGTAGTCAACATCAACCGCCTCGGTTCCTTGGAAGCGGAAAACAAGGCGCCAGTTGCCGGAAACGGCCACGCTGTAATAGCCCTCTCGGTCGCCCCTCAGCGCATGGAGCTTGAAGCCGGGCAGGTCCATGTCATCCGCCGAGGTGCTGGTGTGCAGGCGGACCAGGAGGAGCCGCAGCCGTTTGGCGTGGTCGGCATTGATCCCTTTTTTGCTGCCGGCAAGGAAGAAATCGCGCAACCCCTTGTGGCTGAAATTCTTGATCATGAAGAACGTATAACCCGTAACGTTCCAGGTGTCAATTCTTCGCGTCCTTGCATTTTGCCTTTGAGCTTTCAGCCGTCAGCAGGAACAGAAAACCCAGAGGCGCAAAGGCGCGGAACGTGCTACTCATCGCCGCTAAGCCTCTCATCCTGCCCCTTGCGTCTCTGCGCCTTGGCGTTCTTCTTTAGCTGATAGCTGTTAGCTGACCGCTGATAACCGTCTCGTAGGAGCCGCTTCAGCGGCGACCGAACCGAAGCAGGGTCGCGGCTCAGCCGCTCCTGCAGCGGGTTGCGTTTGGGACGTCAGCTTTTAGCTGTCAGCGGTCAGCAAGAACAGAAGAACGCCAAGGCGCAAAGGCGCGGAGGGTTGCCCTCTACTCCTTATCGCTAGCGCCTTTGCACCTCTGCGTTGTTCTTTTGCTTTTAGCTTGATCGCTGATGGCTAAAAGCTGATAGCTGTCTCGTAGGAGCCGCTTCAGCGGCGACCGAACCGAAGCGGGGTCGCGGCTGAAGCCGCTCCTGCAGGGATGCATCTGAAAGCGGATGGCTGATTGCTGACCGCCCTTGGCCGCATGGTAAAAAAAATTGTATTTTTTCTGAGATTTGGTTCAGTTTTTTGTAGACAGGCCGAAATGAGTGCGGTATCACAGGATAACTTCCTGAATTTGCTTGTAATTAATTAAGTAAATTCTTAAGTGCGGCTCGGGGGATGGGCCGCGAGGGGAGGATGGCACGAAACCCGTGCCGTGGCAGGGGGTTGCAGAGGCAACTCCAAATGAAACACCTTTACGCATAAGGAGAAAGAGGGATGCTGAAAAAAATTTCCGTACTGGCGTTCGCCGGCATGCTTGCGCTGCCTGCGGTCGCTGCCGCCGGAGCCGGCGGCGCTGCTTCCAGCCTCGACGCGCAGATCGCCGACCTGACCAAGCAGCTTGAGGCCCTGAAAGCCCAGATGAAAGACATGAAGGCCGATCAGGACGCCAAACTGAGCAAGATCGACACGTTTGAAGAGCGGGCAGAGGCATGGGATGCAGCCTCCCGCTTCCAGTGGTCCGGCGACTTCCGTTCACGCTATGATTGGTATGAGCGTGATCGCAAGACCTCGGCAACCACATCGGTTACCGACAAGAACGAAAGTCTCTTCACGAATCGCCTCCGCCTGAACATGCGCGCCAAGGCCACCGAGAACGTCGAGTTCAAGGGCCGCCTCGCCATGTACAAGGCATGGGGCATGTCGGGAACGCCAAGCACTCCTGGTGATGCATGGGGCGCTTTCCCGGCCTTTGACGGAACCTCGGCCCGTCAGGTCGGCGACAACACCCTGCTGGTTGACCGCGCCTTTGTAAACTGGAACAACATCGGCGGCCAGCCGATCTGGTTCTCCATCGGTCGTCGTCCCACCACCGATGGCCCCTCTGCCCAGTTGCGCATGGGCAACGATGAGCGCATGGCCACCCCGACGGCCTTTATGGACTGGCCCTTCGATGGTATTTCGGTAGGATATGCCTATAACAGCCTCTTTGGGCTCACCGACGCCCCGGGCCGTATCCGCGTCTGCTATGGTCGCGGTTTTGAGGGCGGCCTGGAAGCGGATGCTACCGGCACCAACGATACCGACTTCGCCGGTGTGAGCTGGGATGTTTACAAAAAGGGGAGCCGGTTTGTTTATCTCCAATCATTTGTCGCCATGAATGTCTTCAATTACCCTGACTTCAGCGATAACACGATGGATACGGCATACGCTACCTCGATGGGTGGCCGGAAAAACCTTGGCAATATCATCCATTCTTCGGCGGTGTACGAGGACAAGTTCCAGAACCTGAACTACTTCGTCACCGGTGGCTGGAGCCGTACCGATCCGAACTCGAATGGCATGCTGGGGGTGGGTAATACCCATTCGGATAATGGGTATGCCCTGCATCTCGGCGGCCGTTACGATATCCCCAATCAGCCGTTCAAAGTTGGTCTTGAGTACAACCACGGCTCGAAGTACTGGATTGGCATGACCCCCGGTCACGATGACATGTATGCTGCCAAGCTGGCCACCCGTGGCGATGTGTACGAGGTGTACGGCATCTACGACATCCCCGGCGGCGAGGCGATCTCCAAGTTCGGTAAGGCCTTCATCCGTTTGGGCTACCAGCACTACGAGTACGACTACACCGGCTCGATGGACTGGAATATGGCCCCCAAAGATGTTGACAGCGAGTATGCTGCTGCTGCCGCCCAAGGACAGACTGTTGTTACGGATGCCGACCAGATCTACGCCACCTTCGAGGTGTATTTCTAA